CCTTCGTCGTACACCGGGGATTGCACAAAATGCCTACTTGCGATCCTGTTCTGCTCTTGGCAGGATGATCGGTCGCGCACGGCGTGCTTTTTAGTTTGTTTTGTCGGGGTCAGTCTCCACGATCTGTCCGAGGTTGTAGTGCGGCGTACGCGATTTCGGCTTGAACAGTCCACCCCATGGCTCGTGCGAATCGTCCATCGGCTCGCGGCCCAGTTCCATCTCTTCAATCGCGTCATTGATGAGGATTTCGCAGACAGCGTAATCGTCTAGCGTGTCGCGGTTCATTGTTCGCTCTGCCTGCGCTTTCGGATGTCGTCAAGCGCCCTTTGCCACTCTTCGGTGAGCGTACCTTCCTCCATCGGCACTTGTCCTGTCAACTGTCCTTTTGTGATGCCTGTGGAATTCCGCGCAATGAACTCCCGCCGCGCTTCTGACTCCGCTCGGGAACCATGTTCCTCTAAGTTCTGGCGCATCCTCTCGATGATTCCCTTATCTTCCATCAGATCAATGCGCCGTGGCCCTGGGCCCGCCTCTGCTGCCCTCTGCATGGCAAGATTTTCGCGTATGTTTTGCACTGCTGGCACAATTTGGGGCGGTGCTTCGCTACGCATGTGCTCGGGTAGCGACTCGGCAATGTGCGGCGGAAGGTTGGCAAGCGGGGCCGCCTGCTGTACGGGCGTAACTTTCTTCGCCCGCTTGATTGGCCCAAACTTCTTTTCCGTGCCTTCGCGGACTTTGTTTCCGAGGTCTTCTGCCGGCTGCGGATTTAGGCCGTACTCCACCGGGCCCTGGGCGGCCAGTGCTCTGCGCTCCGGGCCTTGATAGTCGATGTTCAATTCAGGGTGACGGCGTTCACCTTCTTTCAGGGCTTCATTCGCAGTTTCCGTCGCCTTCTGAAACTGCTCATCCTCGGTTAGTGGCGCCCCTTGTTCTCGCGCTGGTGGCTTGTAATCGGGGTTTACTTTTGCCGCTGCCTGGTCAAGTTCTGCCTCTGCCCCTGCGACATCCCCGCGCTTCAGGTGGAATTCGACCTTGGCCTTGGTCGCCAGATTGTCGGCGTGGTTCACTTCGGGCGGAATGTGCTGGTCAACTACATCATGCACGGGCTGGCGTAGTGCTTCGGCCTGTTGTGCGGTGGTCGCATCCATACGGCCCCTGATCGGCCCCAAAGGCCGCTCTGATTTCTTTAGCAGACGGGCAGTTGCGGGAACTTGCATCTCTGCTTCCGCTGGGGCTTCCAGTGCGTCAGCGGCAGACGTCAATCCTTGATGTAGCGCTTTGCCAATTCGGATTGCTGGGCCGACTACCGGGGTATGTTCGAGAATCGCGCCAGCAGCAGAAGGGGCAATCTTGACGGCAGCTTTAGCGAGTTTTGGCCCCGCATAGATTGTCGCGGCTTGCCCCGCTACTTGCCCAAGCGCCCCGCCGACATCGCCACTCCCTAACTGTTCTCCAATATTTGCCGCCGCTGGGCCGACTAATGGCATGCCGCCCGCTAGAGCATGGCCTGCAGCAACTACCGGATGGCCCGCCCGCCACTCTTCCACCGCTTTCGCAGACTCCGCCTCTAAAGGCTTTTCTACGAATTTGCGCAACGTTGACTCATCGCCCTCAACCCAGTTTGGATTACTAGCCAGATCCTTTGCTATGTCGGCTGCTCCTGAAACTACCGACTTCGCGCCTTGATAAAAATTCTTAGCGATGTTGGAAGGGGTGAATCCGTACCACTCTGGTATGCCCTTGTCTTGCTGCTCAATCGGCAGCATCTTGCCGCCCGCCGCCGCTGCATCCTTGGTCTGATCGGCTGGCACATAGCGCACTTTCCCATCCGGCGCCTGGAAACGGACTCCCGGCTTCCCGCCAGCTTTCACGGCCTCAAGCATCTGCTCATAAGGCACATCTCGCAGAATGCCCGAAGGATCGAAGATTGGGACGGTAGACGTGCTCATTTATGCTCTGGCATTTTCGACCAGTCAAACCCGCCCGCAGAAGGAGCAGGCGCTGCTCCGCCCTGAGGTTTTGCGCCAATCCTGCCCCGAATGGCGTCGATGTCATCCTGATAGGACTTGTGGCGGTTGGCTATATCCTGCTTCAGCGTATCAACCGCCGATAGCATCCCGGAAAGAGGCAGGTTTCCGTCAAGAATGTCCTGCACTTCCTTGCGCGCCCTGTCTGATAAAACCCCGTTCCCTGTAGCACTCTGCAGGACTCGCGCAACTTCAGTCGCTGCCGTCTGGCGTGCTGCATTCAGCGCGGTCTGGTTCTGCTCGCCAATCATCTTTCCCGTGATCATGCGCAACGGAACATTGGCGAAACGCACTTGTAAATCCGGCACGGCCTTGGCCTTTTGCACGAACAGGTCAAGATTCTTGAGCGCCGTACCTTCAAAGGCATTCATCTGATCGAACTGAGATTGGACCTTTTTAAGCGCGGCAGTATCAGCTTGGAAAGTGGCCTTATTTGCAGCTAAATCCTGGTCCGGGTGCAGGTCTGCCGAACGCTTTATAATGGCTGCAGTCGTTCCCGGACTGCGCGCAAATCCAGCCGGCAGACTGCCATCCTTGGAATATCGCTCTGCGGCCTGATCCAGAGCACTACCCTGTCCGGCTGGCCCGAGTTGGTTTCCCAATACAAGCGCAGTCGGGTTCTGACGCGCCTTCCATGCCAGGAATGTGGCCGCGTTCTTGTTCTTGCCCTTGTCGATAGTCGAATCAGAGAGGTAATCCTGCAATTCCTGCCGCTCGACTGGGGGCGTGCCTTGCTTTACTTCTCCAGTGCGGGTATTGATAAGCGTTCCCGCGCCCGCATCCTTCCATTCGGCTGATTCCGTCTTGCGCTTCTCAATCTCCTGGTCGAAGGCCAACTTCTGGCCCATCTTAGATTTCTCGAACAACTCAATACCCTGCCGCATTTGCGCTGGAGGAAGTTGTAAAAGCTGCTGCGCCCCTTGCATCTCATCTTGAGAGAGAAGCCCCTTGCTGGCTAGGCCCTGCACCGTTTGCGAGAGGTGCTCGCCCAACTGCTCATCCGGAACATTCTTGGCTACATCAATCGCCCCAATGACCATGTCGTTTTTGGCTCGCATGGTCTCGACTTGCTTGCCGCCCGTCTCCGCATCCTGCTTCGCAATGTCTGAGGCTGTCTTCCTAATGGTAAGCCCATGCTGCTGCACCGCCTGAGCTGCCACCGCCGATCCGCCCGACTGGAGAACAGACTTTGCCAGGTCGTCATAGCCTTGCGACTTTGGGTCCCAGCCGAGCATCGCCTTGGTCGTCGCCGCAAGGTCTTTCTGCTGCTGTTGCTTGATTTCCATCTCCTGCTGTTGGGCAGCTTGTTGCTGCTGCATTCCGCGCAGGGAGACAACTTTGCCGTACTCCTGTAGTGGGTCTCGGGGAGTCGGGACTTGAGTTTGCAGTGCCGGAAGTGGAATGTTTACGCCGCCCATTATTGTTGTGCCGTTTTCGGTCGAGTGAGATTGTTCAGAGCCCAAATATCCATCGGTAGTTGCGAGATTGACTGAGTGGCCCCGCTCCAGGCATTGCCTTGACCAACGTAGCCAGAAGCCCTTGCCGCCGCCGCGTTATTGACCTGCTGCGCCAGATCCTGCGCCCCGCCGACATCTATTGCCGTCATGTTCGAGGCTGCCTGCTGGCCTTCCTGCCCCAAGTTCGTAGCCGTCTGCTGCCCGATGCCCGCCAGTGTTCCAAGGCGGTTTATCTGGTTGCTCGTGTCCTGGTTCCACACGTTGTAGTTCGTCATGTACGATTGCAGGGCTTGATTGTAGCGGTCGTTATATGTCGAGTCCGCCAGGCCTTGCCCGTACTTCTGCAACTCCGTGCCCTGAGTCCCGGAGAATAGGTTTCCCCGAGCAGCCGCTGACTTGTCCAACGCATCGACACCCGTTTGTAACTGGAATTGATACCCAGGAGTGGCGCGCGCTTCGGCGGCAGTCGGTGCTGAGAACGTCTTGCCATAGTGTGACGTCGACGGATTGTTGACCAGATTCGAGAGGTTATTAAGGGCCGTCGTGCCCTGCTGAAGGTAGGGCTGCTGGTTCTGTTGGGTCTGGGTAAGCGTGCCTTGCTGATACTGCCGTGCGAGGGCTTGATTTTGCGCAAGCACATCCTGCGCATTCGTCGCAGCCTTGGCTTGCGTGTCCGCAGCTTTGCCCGCAGCATGAGCACCAATGGCAGACGACGCGACACTGCCGGCTGCTGCCGCCGCGCCCAACCCCAAAGCTAAGCCGGTCGCGATGGGCAAATTGATTCTCCTGTTGTGGTATGTGGAGCCGGGCGGTAAAATGGTCCGCGATGCCGCACAAAGATCCTGTCAAGAATCGCGTATACCAGCGTGAATGGGCCAGAAAACGGCGCGCACACCCGGACATACGTGAGGCGGAAAACGCCCGCAAGATGGCGCGTATACATGAACAATTGAAAGACCCAGCATTTCGCGCGGAACGCAATGCGCTCCATCGCGCTCAGTATCATGCCAATCGCGACAATCAACGAGCCGCGCAAAAGAAGCGTTATGAAAAACTGCGCCAACAATTCATTGCTTGGCGTGCAACGCTTATATGTGTACGCTGCGGTTCTGCTCAGGACATCGAATTTCATCACAGAAGTAAGCATACTAAGATCAATAACGTAACCTGTTTAGTACCGACTCCGGGAGCATACAAACGTGAGCTTGAAAAATGCGATCCCTTGTGTCGAAAGTGCCACAAATTCCATCACTCTCAAGAGCGACGCAGGACTATAAAGCCTTCTGGTAAGTAACCTCGACCTTGCTGTAATGAAGGCTTTCGTATGCTTTTCCTACTTCTTCACTGGGAGCAGTGAATTGCATGCGTTTGGCCCCAAATCCTCTTGCCATGCGCTCAGCAGCGCGCAGTAACGCCAGTGCGGTAAAACTGTGCCTGTATTCCTTTTCCACGTGCCAAATGACTTCTCCCGCCGTGAGTTCCCCGGAAAAGTAATGCGGAAAGACGATGAAGGCCAGTACGCCAGTAAGCGCCTCGTTTTCCTCGCTGACCAGAATTATGCCCTTTTGCATTACCTCGATCGCCAGCTTGCCAGTCTGCTCCGGATTGTCTCCGACCATATCCTTGTAGGGCCCTTCGCGCAGCGATCGTGAGCCCATTTCCTGAATTCTTGGGATGTCGGCTTCTGTGGCTTCGCGAATCATAGGTTTGGTGTACTGCCAGCGCAGCGGAGTGGAATACCGCAGCGTCTTAACCGACTCGATACCATACCGTGCCATTGGATTTGAAGCGCGCCTTGTCATACTGCGCAGCCAAGATCACATTCCCGCCCTGGGCGCCGGTGATTGTCACGGTGTTCGCGTCCGGGGAAATCTTGACGTAGATAATCTCCTGGTTCAGGTTCGTTTCGCCCGTTGCCGTGCTCGATAGGCCCGCCGGCGGTAAAGCCTGGTTGAAGTTCCCGCCCGACGTGTCGCATTCGATGAGCGGATGAAGCCTTGAGACTGCCAGAAGCCATTGCTGAATGACCGGGTCAAGGTTCGAGGCCCGCAGGGGCGGAAGCCGCATTGTGGTTTGCGTCGTTTGCGCCATTAGGGTTGCGCAGAATCATTGGTATCTTTTGATGAAGAGCGACTTTCGCCGAATGCCCAGTTAGCAAATCCGCCCGCGAGCACTAGAAGTCCACCAAGGATTTCCGGGAGTCCGTAACTGTGTTCTTGTGTCACGTGTCCGATTGCAATAATGCCAGATAAAGTCGCTATGCATAGGAGCAACGCAAACCCAAAAGCCATCTTGAGCTGCGCCATGTTTAGCGACTTCATCTGCATAGTTATTACGGTGTTGGGATGTCAGTCGCTGGTCCAGCCGTAACTTCGGCCACCACTGCTTCGCCCTGTGTAACAACGACGTCCAGAGTAGCGACAACGTCGCGCACCTGATCCGCGTCAGGGTCGCCATCTGCTGTGAACGTTACAAGTACCGGGGTATTGGCTGCGCCGTTCAAGCCGTCAACGTCGGCCATTAACTCATTGTCGGGATGCACCAACACCGATGCTACCGCCGGGTCTGACGAAGTCCACACTGCTGAGCCTGTCTGGTACGCTGCTGGATTCCCGCCCGCCGTCTTCAACACTGCCGTTGCAGTGACACGTTGTCCTTCTCGTAGTTCTGCCATCTTGATGACTCCTCTAATCGTAAGGCCGAAGCCTGTGATAACGCCGATGTAAGCCCTAGGCTTAACACCTAAAAAGTCCCGGATATCGGACCATACTTCGATTAGCCTTGCTAGGCTGAGCTCTTCAATTGCCGGTACGAATGTGTGCTTTTGATCCATTAAACTCTCGCCAGTTCAGGATCTGCATCTACAAAGGCGTCGGCAAACTTCCATTGAATCGGGTCCGTCCCTGATACCTCGAAAACCCGCTTTCTGCCGCGCCCGAGCATCCGTTTATAAACTCGCGTATTGAATTCACCGGCAAACCCACAGTTCAGGATGTAGGAATTAGACCAGGTCTGCCCTGCATCGTCGGACCATCTGAGCATCAACTGGGGCGGTCGGGGCTGGCCGTTGCCGTCTACAAGTGGCGGCTGAGGTCCAAGCCCCGTTTGCACGTCAAACTCAATCTTGGAGAAATAAACCCAGTCATTTTCCTTGGAAATAGCCGGCGAACGTCTCAGGAAGCGAATCGGGTTATCGAAGTCCGTTAGCGTGTTGGAATCCAGCACATAAATGTTGCCACTGGCCCAGTCACCGACCAGATGCACCCCGAAATTGAACGTATGAGACATCGATCGATGCGCGCTGAACCGACCTGTACCAGCATTCCAGAACGCCCGTTTGTGCCAGTAGCCCGTCGCCGCGTCATAGCACCATGTTTCACCCTGACCGCTGGCGGCCGATGGGAAGTAGATCACCCAGAAAGTATGCCCTTGGTCCTCGTAGGAATAGGCAATGGCGTCGGCTATTGTCGGATACTGCGCCCAGGCGAACTCAACCGCATGAGTTGATATCCTGGCCGCTGAATAGCCGTTGAGTTTCCTTGCTACTCGCCCGCCGCGCTCATCTTGATCAAGCCAAACCACGGAATTATCGAGTTGGCAGGTGGCAAAGGTCGCCCCGGCCCCGTTCTCGATGTAGGCCCCTTGAATCGGGATGAAGACCGGGAAGCCCGCGCCTGAGTTGTAGTAGCCCAGAGACTTCTTGCCGGACAGAAACCACGGCTCCCGGTGGTCGACAATGAACGAGATGATGTTGTCAGGGAAGTAGGAAATGATCGCAATGTTCAGGCCGTTCCACGTCGTGAAGTCCTCAAGGTTCGATTGCTGGAAGGTGTGAGAGTTCTGCAGGGTCGCTATCCCGTAGCCGTCTGCAAACCCGATCTGCTGCACCAGCCCGCCATTGAACTGCGCCATGTTTACGGGTGTCAGAACGTTGGTCGCCAGCACCAGCATGAATAGGGCCCCATTATTCATAATCAGCAGTTGAGTCTCATTAGCAATGATCTGCGTCGGGCTGACTGGCGCGACTCCCAAGGAACCTAGGTCTGTGGCGACTCCGCCATTAGAGACTTCGTACAGATGCGAGCCTGCCGCGAAAGACCTGCCGTTGACCGTGAACATCCCCGGCACCTTGGCCTCGGTCGGAAGATTGCAGAACAGCCTGAGTCCGGGAGTCCTGAGCAAGGCAATCGGGGTGCGTGCGCCTTCCGACTCCGACCGCTCGCAATATAGATTTATAGCAGCTTCTGCGTCGATAATCGGAGACGTGGCCGCATAAGTCGGCCCACAAAACCCAGGGAACCTCACTCTGGCGGGCCTCCAGGATAACCGCCAGACATCCAGTTAAAGTCAGGCCGCGCCCTGCCAGCCTTCGGCATTCCCAAATCTTGCGTATTGATCCGTGGCGACTTCGCATTGTTCCCGAAAATGGCCGCTCGTGCCCTGCGCGCCGATTCAATCAGAAGGGCGTGGGCTTCTAGTTTGGCGCCGGGTAGTAGTGTTTCCGCCAAGGTCAGCATTATCGCTGTCCTGTAGGCTGGGGGCATGGTTCCCACTACACTCCCTGGGCCCCCTAGATTGTCGGTAATCGAGTCGTACTGCTGCAAGAGAGTCCAAAGCTGCATTCGGACGTCGTTTGCAGTGTTCGGCACCGGCCAGAAGTAGATCGACCCATCCGGCCAGTCCTGCGAGTAGTACAGATCCGTGGGAATGTTGGTCTGGATGTTCTTGACCTGCTGCGCGGCCCACCAATCGTCATCTCGGATGTTCATGGGCAGGTCAATCTGCTGGTTGCCGCTGTTGATCAGCAACGAGCAAGACTCAATCCGCACCGGCCTTTGGGCGACCGAAAACGTTGCCGCCGGACTTGAGCCGATCAGGTGCGGACTAAGCCCCGGCACCAGCGTGAACGTTTGAAAGACGGTCGTGACAACGTACTTGCGCTCCGCCGCCCAGACATCCAGCAGATAATTCAGTTTGCGGAATGCCCACTGCCCGGATTCGCCATCTGGCGTCTCTCCAGGCGCAAGCATCCCGCATTCGATCATTGCGTCAGCAATGATGTCCTGAACGGTGTAAGTCAGCGCAGTCGGCGAAGGTGGCGGAATGATCGGCATTTACTTGCGCTTGCGGTAAGACTTGAATTCTTGGGCCGCACCGGTTTCGTCGCTGGCTTCGGTGGTTTCCTCGGTGACTTCTTGCAACTCCTTCACTATGCCACCAGGCGCTTCGGTGACAGGCTTGGTGCCCCATCCATCGGCAACGGCTTCGGCTTCCTCAGCCTCAGACTTCACCGACAAAGGCTTGGCGCCAAACTTGTAGAGAAGTTTGGGGTACTCCTGATGTACATACCGGCCCGAACTTGGGGGATTCGATAGGTCAATAACCTTGTCGCCAAAATTGTTTTGTACCATATCTCGCTCCTGTTTCAGTAGACGTTCGCGCTCCTCCCGAGGTACACCTTCAAGATCAAAGACCAGGGGCCAGCGATCTTTTCTGGCATACCTCGGGCGTTCTCGCAGCGACATGCTTACTTCGATTGCAGCGCAATGTATTTCTTGTTTGTTGCGTCGAAGGTCCAGCAAATCATCAGGTTGGCCACAGCCGTTACAGCCGTAGCGATGTTATTGGTTGCGGTGGTCGTGAAGGCCGCGTCTGGAATCGTACAGAACGGCGCTCCAATCGGTTGAGATGACCCGCCGCCCTGCCCGACCGCGCCCACCGTCGTGGAACTGCCCCAGGCGGTAATTGCGTTCGTACCCGTGACGTGGAACAGCGGCCCACTAGGAGCCGTTGCGCCGGCCACGGAAGCGACTGCGGTCGTGACACTCGTCGGAACTAAATTGTTGAAGAACCCCGGAACCGCTTGCCCTGAAATCGTAGAGCAAAGCCATTGATTCCCGGTTTTCAGGTTGATGGCAGGCGAGAATTGGAACACGCCTTGCCCGTTCGTGCACGCGCCCGTCGGGTCTGTGCTCAGAAAGGCATTCGGCGGCCCAATCAGCACCAGCGTGCCGTTGATGTGCGGCTTGGCCGGAGTCCCGTTATAGCCTCGGGTGACACCGATTGCCGTGCCGCTGACGGAGTTAACAATCATCGCTTCCCCAGCCCCGCCAGTGCCATCCTCTACGAACAGAATGGTGTTATTGGCGGTGACTCCGGTTGCCGAAGTCAGACGGACGGTCGTGGTTGAGCTATTACTGACCGCCGCCGAAAGAAGCGTTTGGGTAAGCGCTGTCTGGGCCACTGCGGGCAGAGCCAGCGCGGAAAGAACTGCGACAATGAGCAACAGTGTGAGTTTTTTCATGGTTGTTTACGCTCCTGCGACGCACACCGCGCCGTTGTCTTGGTAGAGGTTGCCCGTGCCAATCACCATGTCAAATCGGTGAATGTTCATGCTGCGCACGGGGTCCCAGGCCTTGACGAACCTGACTGCAAGGCCCGTCTTGGGGTCCTGTTTCTGAGAGCACACTTCCACCGCCTTGGGAGAATATAGTTTCGCGCCAACGAGGGCAAAAGCATACTTGGTGAGGGCGAGCCCGACCGTTCCAACCGCGCCGTTCGGGTTAGTGGTTCCAGGCCAGAGCGTCAAAACTGCGCCGTTCTGAGGCAGGGCGTCAACATTCTGGTACTGAGACCCAGGGCCGAAGATGGCCGGCAGGATCGTGATCGTATCCGGGCCAGCCGTTAGAGTGAAGTCCTGCGTCACGGTGAACTGGGCCAAGGTCGCGGGCCCGGCGATTCTCCGGGTGCGCGGGTTGACGAAGTTCACTGAGCCAATGCTGATTTTGTCGCCCTTCTTGATGGTGTCGTTATTCGTGCCGGTGATAATCAGCGAAGTTCCCGACTGATTGGACCCCGTCACCGTCACCGCACCCGCCCAAGTTCCGGCAGTGTGCGAAAACAGCGATTGCGATTCGTACCAGTCAAAGCCCTTCGCCCGACCCAGCACGCCTTCCTTGAAGACTTCGGTGATTTCATCGGTCGGCTGGAAGATGGTCGTGATTGCCGGCCCGATAGCTACCATCATCGAGGACGAAATGCACAGAGAGCGCTTCCCTGGGGGAACAGCCTTCTGCATAAGCCTTGCTCTGGCCTGGTCGTAGGTAACCAGCGAGGTTGGGTCCGTGCCCAGAGTACCTACCACGTTCGAAGCGTTCTGATAGGCGAACTGAGCG